CTCACGCCTGTAGAACCACTCACACCACTCACGCCTGTAGCACCACTCACGCCTGTAGCACCACTCGCACCTGTAGCACCACTCACGCCTGTAGAACCACTCACACCACTCACGCCTGTAGCACCACTCACGCCTGTAGCACCACTCGCACCTGTAGCACCACTAACACCACTCGCACCACTCGCACCTGTAGCACCACTCGCACCACTAGCACCACTCGCACCTGTAGCACCACTCACGCCTGTAGCACCACTCGCACCACTCACGCCTGTAGCACCACTCACGCCTGTAGAACCACTCACACCACTCACGCCTGTAGCACCACTCGCACCACTCACGCCTGTAGAACCACTCACACCTGTAGCACCACTCGCACCACTCGCACCTGTAGCACCACTCGCACCACTCACGCCTGTAGCACCACTCACACCACTCGCACCTGTAGCACCACTCGCACCTGTAGCACCACTCACGCCAGTATCACCAGTAGCTCCCCTTACACCAGTGGCACCTACACCAGTAGCTCCCCTTACACCAGTGGCACCTACACCAGTAGCTCCTCTTACACCAGTAGCACCATCAGCACCGGTATCACCATCAATACCATCAGCACCATCAGCACCATCAGCACCATCAGCACCATCAGCACCAGATAAACCTATAGGACCTCTAGGTCCTGCAGGCCCCCTAGGTCCTGCAGGGCCTCTAGGACCCTTGGCTTTTAATTTTATAATACTTGAATCCGTTTGTCCTGTCACTATTTCATTAAGATTTAAATCAAAGGTTGATATAAAATTATTTGATACATTAAAATCAAAAACTTTAATATTACTCATCCCCCTTCTATTAAATCATTATGTTTTTTTTAGATAATATAAACCATATAAAATTATACCCAAGGCTCCAACAGAAATTAATGCCCTTTCACTAGTTTGTGCTGATATATAAATGCCAGAATTTAAGAAGCTATCGGGTACCATACATACTGGACAACTTTTAAAGCTATCAAAGGTATCACTATCATCTTGTTGTGTGATCTCCATAGAATATTTCATACGAAGGTTTGGATGTCTTATTAATTTCAATCCCTTTAATTGAGCACAGGCAGATATGTAATATTCAATATGTGTTTCAATTGGAAAGGGTTCAGCCAATAAAATTTCTGCTCCCTTACGACTTAATACATAGGCATGAGCTCCTGTAAACTGTTTTACCTTAACCCAACTATTAACGTCACTAGTAAGTGGAACACCCTTAAATGCCCATGCATGTGTTCCAAGAAGCCACATATCCCATTCAGAGGGTAACTTAGGAATTAATGAATCAATTAGATCCATATAAGTATTATCAACAAGTGTATCATCTTCAAAAACAACTAGATATTTTGCATCAGACTCTAAGAATTTCTTCCAACATCCAATATGTGAAAGACTAGCACCAATTGCACCAGGTGTATTTATTTCATAATCACTCCGTCTATATTTATTGGATATATTCATTCGTGTATGTGGACTTATTCTTGTATCGTTTAAAACATCAATCTTAGAACCATCTACGGCAGAAAAACGTTTAATATTTTTAAACTCCTTTAATGCCTTCTGTCTATAAAAAGTCTTCCACCTATCCTTACGTCTATCTAGATTAATAACAAGGGTCGGACATTCACGTATGTCTTGCATATCACACTACCTTATTATATTTATTTTTAACATCCCAAAAATAGAGTAATGCAAGTGTCTATTTTAAAACCTAAGTTCAAACTATTAAATCAAGAAGAATCTACAAATATTATTCAAGATAAGTATTTAGTAAAAAATCATGAATCAAAATTAAATTCCGTAGTTTTAAATGGTCGTACATATAAAACAAATTTTTCATCTAAACAGTTATCTAAAATATATAAATCACCAACACCAAATCCAAACAAAAAAATAGTAATTGGTATAATTTCTCTTGGTGGTGGTCTTGTTGGAGACTTAACAAAAAATGTCTTAGAATTAAATGGAAATGTAGATAGCAATTCAGGAACCTTAAATAATGGAGATGTTCAGAGATATTGGAATTGGCAAGGCATAACATCCAGTAATTGGCCAACCGTAATTGTTAAGTGTATTGGTGGAAGTAAAAATACACCTTCATCAAATCCATATTCTATTAATTATGGCCCTACAATACAAAACACAATAGATATTGAAACTGTTGGGACATGGTGTTCTAGTTCAAATGTAACTATTATTATGTACCTTACAGAAAACAATAATATTTATGAGGCATTAAATTACGCAATAAATAGTAATGTTATAGTTGGTACAAATATGTATAAACCCTCTGTTATCTCACTATCATGGGGCGCACCAGAGTCTATGTTTAGTAAAAACTATGCAAATAATATTAATACCTTATTATCAAATGCTGTCCACAAGAATATAAATATTTGCGTAGCCTCAGGCGACTTATATTCTAAGAATGGTCTATCAAGCAATTGTGTTGATTTTCCGTCATCTTCTCCTTGGGTAACTGCATGTGGCGGAACAAGTCTTATCTGTCCAGGAAATACCTATACGAATTTAACTACTGAAACTGTCTGGAATAATTCAAATAATGGAGGTGGAACCTGTGGTGGAAAATCAATATATTTCTCTAAACCATCCTACCAATCTAATGTAATGTCAAATATAACAACACGCTGTGTTCCAGATATTTCCTTAAACTCTGATCCTTATACTGGTCTTGTTTATTATATAAATGGTAAATTTATTGAACATATAGGTGGAACAGGTATAGTTGCTTCTGCTATGGCTGGTGTTATAGCATCTTTAAATATAAATACATTTATAAATCCTATATTGTATTCTCTAGACTCTAATTCATTCTATGATATTACTAAGGGAAATAATATAGGTTATAAAGCTAATCCAGGCTACGATTTATGTACAGGTCTTGGAAGTCTTAATGGTGCTATTTTTACTTCTTCAATTAAGACATCAAATACAGTTCCATCAAATACAGTTCCATCAAATACAGTTCCATCAAATACAGTTCCATCAGAAAATATATATACACCCTATATGATATTAAAAAATCCATCACCTAATGTTCCTCTTAATAGTTACTTTACCTCTGTTGAACTTGCACGTATATATGAATGTCCACCTCCACCAAATACATCAAATACAATTGGTGTTATTTCTCTTGGTGGTGGTTTATATGGAAATCTTGATCCAACTACAGGAATTTTAACAAATGGTGACCTTCAAGCCTATTGGTCTGCCCAGGGTATACCATCATCAAATCATCCAAGGGTAATTGTTAAAATAGTTGATACAGCAACCAATTCACCCTTACCTAATGATCCAGCTACAGGAGAAAATACCTTAGATATTCAAACAATTGGTTCATGGTATCCTTCATCAAAATTAACAATTATTATGTATCTTGCCCAAAATAGCAATTTTTATGGTGCCATGGATTGTGCTATAAATAGTAATGTTGTTATAGGTGCAAACACGTATACTAAACCTTCTGTCATTTCAATATCATGGGGGACACCTGAGGTATATGTTGGCTCAAATTACGCTAATATGTTTAATACCCTACTAGCAAAGGCGGCAAATAATGGTATAAACATAACTGTGGCTACAGGAGATTATGGTTCAACAAGTGGTATAGTTGGAGGATCTAATATTGCAGACTTTCCATCTTCATCGCCCAATGTTATAGCCTGTGGCGGAACACGTCTAGTATGTCCTAATAATATTTATGATAGTAGTACAACTGAAACAGTCTGGAATAATTTAACAAGAAATAAGGGAGCAACGGGTGGAGGAATTTCAAGGCTTTTTAGGAAGGGAGCCTATCAGTCTAAGATAACACAAAGTGCAAATTTTCGTTGTGCTCCTGATATTTCATTAAATGCGGACCCAGAAACAGGAATACAATATATAGTTAATGGTAAGAATGTTATTTATGGTGGAACAAGTACTGTTTCTCCAGCTATGGCTGCTGTTATCTCAATCTTAAATATTAACTATTTTCTGAATACAAAATTATATACATTAAATCGCAACTGTTTTCACGATATAATAAATGGAAATAATGGAGGATATACAGCTGACACTGGATATGATTTATGTTCTGGTCTTGGTTCTCTTAGTGGCTCAAACTTTGTAGCTGCCTTAACTTCTGTAAGTACAACAAGCATTACAATTTCATCTCCCATGGACACGCGTGTTATAAAACTTAAGGGGACACTACAACTTACTGGGACAGTAAATCCTACAAATGCAAGAAACAAAAATATTAATTGGTCATCATCAAATAGAAATGTAATCAGTGTATCTAAATCAGGTCTTTGTACTGGAAAAAGAATAGGATCGGCTATTATAACTGCTTCACAGGGAAACATAAAGGCTACAATAAATTTGACTGTTAAACTGAAGGTATCTATTAAAAATATTAGTATTGAACAAAACACACCATGTATGTTAAGATTAAATGGCGATTCATCTGAATACACATTAAAAAATCATGATGAATCTATGATTGATTGTCAGTATGTAGATGATTCATGGAAACTTACTGGAAAAAAACCAGGTGAAGTAGCACTTGAGATTGAATATATAGATACTAATTCACATGGTATATTATATGTAAATATAGTCTAGTCAATTATAACTAGTTCAAGCAGAAGACTCAATTCACGACCCTGAGTATTTATTGGGTTATAGAAGATATCACGAAGACATATATTTAAATTTCGTATTCTACTAAGAGAGGCTGGACTTGGTAATATATTTGTATCAAAGGTCTCCTTATTTAAATATTTTGTTATTGGTGTTGTCATAGTATTTAATACATCATTATATATAATTGCACTGGGCTCCTTACGACCACTTCCACGAAAGATACTACGTAGGTCTTGACTACTGTCAAAATTCATATATAAGTAGGACCTTTCAAGGCCAAACCATAAATTCGGCGCCCGTGCAGCAGTTATACTCCCTCCAACCGAAGTATAATCTGCTAGACCGAATCCTAGATGTCGTGCTGGACAACGAAGTTCTAAGAGAGAATTTTTAGGTGAATCGTATATGTCCGTATAAGAACCAGTCGCAAATAATAAATAAAAACTATTTACTCCAGTAGTGCTTATAGTTATACGGGCATTAAGGGGGTCTTGAGAAACTGTGTAAACATTTCCTATCCCTATAAGGTTTAGTTGGGTTTGTAAGGTACTTATTAAAAGTCCAACACTATAAAATCCTTCTGGAATACTAATTGTAAACTTTGTAGAACCTTCACAAAAGGTAAACTTATTCCATCCCGAATCAATATTTAGATAGGGAACTGGAATTGTTCCGCCTACAAGACGAATCTCTCGGATTTCCTTTACGGGAAAGGGAAAATCCCATACAAAGTCTGATGACAAGGGATATTTACTATAGTCTCTGTCAATACTATTTACTTCTACACGAATTAGGCGGCTACTCCGCTTAGGTACAACCATTAAGGCTGCTCCAGAACCTGACGTTGATTCAGAAGATGAAAAAAGTCTATTTACATTGGGTCCGTCAATTACTTTACTGGGTACAAGAGTTCCTGATGCACTCTTACCCTGGACAAACATTCTAGATATACTTATTATTTTACAGGGCTTGATTGTTCCTTAGCTTCTTGAATCTTTTTCTTCCATGAAATGTATCCGTGACATTTTTCCATAAAATAGCTGGAGGCAAGATTCTTAATTGCCATCTTATGAACAATAGCTTCCTCGCGGCTACAGGCAGCTAGAAAGGCTTCATGATCCTTTGGAAGATGATTCGGGGCAAGATAAACACGTTTCATTTATGATTTAATAATCTAATAAAATTAAATCAATTTTTATTAGATTAATGACACCCGAAGCTATGATAGAACATCTACAAAGGCATGGACGACCCTTAAATTCATTTAAAAAGGGTGATAAGATTGTATCTTCAAACTATACATATACTCTTGAACAATCTCCTGGTCAGGCCTTTGCAGAAGACTTCAAACCACATCTTACTCCTGGTGAGATGTTGCGCCTTGGAGTCTTTGAAGGAAAATATCTTAATGACTGCCTTTCAGAGTTTCCATGTGAATGGTTTCTTGATGCCCTGGCCTTAGATAAATTACGGCCTCAGGGCCCCGATGTATCCGTAAATCTTTTTAAGATTAAGAGTCGTCTTCCACTTTCTCAATGGAAGACTGCGGGATGGGTACCATCTTCCCACAAGTCTGACAGATATCCAACCTTATCAAAAAGCAATAATCCTGATGAGCGTGGATGGTTTCAATGGTATTGCCGCTATTGGATGGGTCGCCGAGACCCAGTAGACGATGTTCAAATAAAACGTTGGAAGGCCTTTTCACGTCATTCAGGTGCGGTTAAGAAAAACTGTAAATCATCTGACCTTGAATGTAGGCCACGACAAAGACAGGCACTCCTACAATGGGCCTGGAATCCCTTTATCTAGTATAGATAGAATGGCATCACACTGGCACGTTAGAAATACTCTTCCGAACAAACCCTGGCTTGCATCTAGTGTTCCTAAGCATAGTAAGGTTAGTAATTGGATGCCCCCACTTCCTCCAACAAGAAGTACTAATAAATACACTAGATGGGTTAATGCAGGTAATGGTAGGTTAAAACTAGCACCAATAAATCGTAGTGGGTGGTCTCATACAAGAAAACGCAAAAATAGAAAGACACGAAAGAATAGATGAGTGCTGCAAATATAGCAGGTTGGGCCGATATTCATGGCATTAAGCAAAGCGATTTGAATGAAATGGGATTAACTCGTAGTGTTCTTGGTTCCGGTTATCATGATCCGACATTTTCACCAGCAAACTATATACATAGTATGTTTGCTGGGCGACCAATGTTAACAAGACTTCATCAACTACTGAGAGAAAAGATACGTGGAGCAAGAATTAGGGTTGGATTTACTAAGAAAGGTGGATTATTTATCCATGTAGCTCCTATCGCAGGATTTAGTCCCTACGACTTTTTAATTAATAATATGTATGATTATGTTGTTCCACCTATTGGTGAATACGAGGCCTTTATGGATAGAAGAAATCTTGGTGCGTATCTTCCAATAAGAGCTATTGTCTATGAAACAGTAAAACAGGTTGCTCAAGAAATACAGACCACAATTGTAGGTGAAGTCTATGAACAGGCATCAAATAGAATAGGACATCCTCAATCAGGTGATCCGCGTCATGGTGCTGTAGGTAATATTATGAACTTTATGGGTGTTTCCAGAAATGCTAAAAGATCTCGTAAAAATAGAAGGACTGGAAGTTCCAAGGCTAGAAAATAATGGAACCTTTACGATGCAGGATGGAAGTGTCTTTGTTCCAAGATTTTCACATCTTAATTCCAAAATAAGTTCTTATCCAAAAAACGGCACTAAACAACACTCCACCCCATACAGTATCGGCTACAGCCATATAAAAAGGATATTCTTTAAAGGCGGCAAGTACAGTAAAATCATAGACAGCGTAGACACACATACCAGTTAAAAAGGCATCCTTCAAGCTCTGCGTTTTTAAGGCAAGAAAGGCCAGTGCGGGATATACAATAATTCCGGCAAGTGGCCTCATACGAACTTCCTTACCGCCTTGTATGGCCTGTATAATAGCATTGTAGTTACCTCCAACCAAGGAAAGCCATGGAAGATCTAATAAAAAAATCAAAAATGCTAAACCGATTATCTTTATAATCATTTAATCTAATATAGAATTAGATTAAATAACTGAAAGGCACATACATTTTCATATAGGTGGAGAACCCCCTTAAGGCCTCAAAAATCTTGTCTACACTACTAATAGAAATGGCCGAACAACACATTTATTTTCATTTAGATGCCAGGCCAAAGCCCCCTAAGCTCCCTTTATATGTAGGTATTAATCATGATGGCCTTTCTCCGGTTGAATCCATTAAGTATAGCAGGGATGGAACAAATTGGGCAAATATAAGAACTGGTGGTTTTGATAATGGTAATGCCTATGGATTAGCCTACTATTCATCTATGTGGGTTGCTGTTGGTAAATCAAGTTCACCCTTATCAACAATACAATATAGTCGTAATGGTTCTAATTGGACTGCAGTAAATTCATCTGGATTTAACTATAATTGTGGAAATGGTGTAGCCTATGGAAGTACAGTACATGGAAGTACATTATGGGTTGCTGTTGGCAGTGATAATCTTAGAAGTTCAATTAAATATAGTTCTAATGGATCTAATTGGTCCAATAGTTTTAGTGGTGGATTTAGTAATATTCTTAATCAATTTGGTGGAATTAGTATATATGGAACTGGAAATCGTGTAGCCTACGGAAATGGATTAATGGTCGCAGTTGGTTCTGGTAATTCATCAACTAATTCAATATTATATAGTGGCGATGGATCCAATTGGTCTAACAGTGTTGCTGGTGGATTTAATATTGGTAATGCTGGCCAGATTTATTTTGGTAATGATATAGCCTATAATAATAAATTATGGGTAGCTGTTGGAGAAGGTACTTCACCAGAAACATCTATATTATTCAGTACCAATGGTAGCAATTGGGCCAGTTCAATAACGGGTGGATTTAATAGTAACTATGGAACACATATAGCCTATGGAAATGGTTTATGGGTAGCAATTGGTAAAAGTGACAGTATAGAAAATTCATTATTATATGGCGATGGTAGTAATTGGTCTAACGCAACTGGTGTAGTTGTTGTACCAACACGTGTAACTTTTACACAAACCGCAAAACTAGTTAAAAATAAATATGTATATAGCAATTTATGGATTGCCTACTCCCCTACAAGAACTCAATATAGTACAAATGGTAGTAATTGGACCTATAAGGCAAATAATTATGTCAGTTATGTAATCAAGGCCTAAAATTTATACATTATCTAAATGAAGAATGTCCTTACAACTAGAGGCCTTTGAATCTTCTATTAAAAACCGTCGTATTCGCTGGTTTTTAACAGATATATCCTATCCACCTGGCTTTCAAGAGCAGGTCTTTAATGAATCACCACCCTTTCAACGTAAGATTCTTGTAACCTGCCACAAGTCTTCCGAGGCATGGAAGCTTGTTGATGCCTGGGACGCAGTCTTTATACCACAGACCCCACTAGAGTGGTCTTTAATTATAGCCTATTTACAAAATACTCTTAATCCAATTCTTTTTATAACACCAGAAGTTCAAACGCCCACTGCCTTTTATCAAAAGGTAAAAAGTACAACAGTCACCTTTTCTGATCTTTCTTCTGTAAATCTAACACCTCTTATAAGCTTTGACGCAACCTTTTTTCCTTGTGCCTCTCAATTAGATAATTATCTTGATCAAACAACTACGATTCTTAAAAGTCTTATATCTGGAGAGGTCCTAAGAACCTTTGTTCTTAAGGATGCAATTCGGGATTTAAAGGCAGCGGGGGCAACTCTTGTAGTATCATCAGTAGAAGAATCTAAGGCATCCTTGTACTGGTATTATGTATCAGAAAGTCCTATCAAACATCAGCTTCTTGACAAGGTTATTACAACTCTTCTTAGAAGGCCTTAGAGAGGTATACCCTTAACTAAGTCCATAAGCGATCCACTACCTCCCCGCTTCTTTGAAAAAAGCTTGAATGATCCCTTCTTTGCGATGTAGCCAAGCTTACGAAGATTCTTGATGGCCTTCTTACCAGCGGCGTGCTTCTTGCGTGAAACAATGCGCCCATTCTTTGTCTTCATAAGATCCTTGCGGTAAAGGCCACCGGACGTGTGCTTCGCCGTTCCGTGAAAGACCTGAGACTTTGAACCAGTCGCTGGCATCTTGGCACCACCGACCATATTGGCAAAGCCAGAACTTGAGCCTCCATTTTGTTTGCGATTACGGCGCGTACGATTCTTACGAGTACCACATGAACTAGGCATTTCTAAATATAACGCATAAAATAAATTTACATACTAATTCTTGGAACCTTACCAGCCTCAACCTCATCCATAAACTCAAGCATTTTCTTGGAATCATAGACTCCAGCAAAGTGAATTAAAAAGTCGCCGGGTAACCATTGACGTGTTCCCTTATATCCTTGAATATAGGCGTTAAAACGATAGGCCTCCATTGTGATTTGTATGTTTGCTGCTGAATCCGTATGATCTTCAGACATAAGTTTACATATAGCGGCATTCTCCCACCAGATATGGTATAAACAATCATCACGCATCCAAACCTTCTCAAAGAATTTAACAGACCATGCACAAGGTCGGACAATCATATTACCAGAATTGACGTGACGACAACTGTCGTAGGTCATAAGAAGATTCTTATCTGCCGGTAGTAGTGGAAGTACGTGATCTTCTAGTTTGAGTTCAGGATTTGTAATCCAAACATCGGCATCTGAAATCCATATATAATCATATTTATCAGACATACCACAATATTTAATCCACTGAGGAACCTTACTCCATGCAATTGGTCTCTGACGATCCCAAACCTCTTCATGAAGTTCAAGATAGGTATAACCATGACGGGCACAATAGTCCCGCTTAGATTTAAGCGCCTTTTCAAGATTCCGACGATAATCTGGACCAATTGCAAGAGTTAAAACACATATGCGTGAACTAGTGACCATATCTTTTTATATTTAGTTTATCTTCTTTATATTAGGATGAATAATGACCCTAGGGCAATTATGAAGGCTAAAAAGGCCAATAGGCGGACCCTAAAAGTTAAAAAGGGTGTAAAGGCCGCAAAGACAGCAACGCGAAAGAAAAAGTCAATGACTCCACATCAATATACTGAAATTGGCCTTCAAGAGCTTGCAGTTCTTCTTTTTGGAGATGAGGCTGTAAGGGAGGTTAAGAAGAAGATGGATATACGTGAAATATGGAACCTTAGTACAAATATAACACAGTGTAATAATGTAATTGGAAAGGTTAAAGAGGACACAGACTGTTGGATCTGTGGTTTAGGCATAGACCCTAATGACCCTGGAATGTCACCTGAATGTGAGCATATATTACCAGTAGCACAGGCAGTAATTTATCTTTCCTTGTATTCGGCAAAGAAAAAAAACAATACAAGTCCAGAAAGACGTGTTCGTAAACTAGAATATGGATGGGCACATACTGTCTGTAATCAAGATAAGTCTGATATTTGCTGTATTGTAAATTCTGGAAATAAGGCTGAAGTTAGTGATAAGAATATTACATTTATTCTTAAAAAGATTTATAACAGTAATCGCATAGACTCTACAAAATTAAAACAGATGCTAAAGGAACCCTATCCAGATCTAAATAGTTTTATAAGTGAGCGCCTAGGTCCAGTAAAAAAACGCTACCAAGATATTGTTGAATTTTTAAATCCCTCTAGTGGTGAAAATCGGTTTAAACTAACAATCTTAGCAGGGTTAGTTACAGCCATGGATTATAGAAATATTAGAGAGGAGGCTCAGCCCCTATTAAATCCTGACTTCTTAAAACAAAGAGAAGAACAAAAAGAAGAATTAAAGGAACTTTTAAATGATACTATAAAACAGGATATAGGTGAAAACCTAGGTTTTTTGGATCTAAATACTCTTGCAACAGCAGCAAAAATAATAACATCAATTGAGGATGTGTACAATATCTATAAAAAATTTTATACCACAAAGGAAAACTTAGGTCAGTTAGTAGAACCTATTGATGAGAACTTAGAATCAGTTATTTTTAAGAATGAAAAATCATTAGCTCTTGGGCACTTGGCAAAGTTTTACCCTCAACTGTATGTAAGAATTGCCTTTATGTTTATAGAACCTGTTACAAAATCATATATTAAACCTAAGATAGAATCTAATTGTATTACATCTTTAGGATATTATTTGACAATAAAATACTTTGGTGAATTAGACACCTATATAACTAAGACAAAAAATATAAGAGAGTCTACCAAGGAAAAATTTACAGATAAGGTTTCTAAGATCTTAAATACTCTAAAGAAGGAAATGGACAAGAATTTTCCAGGAATCTACGAATATATTGATGCTTACTACGAAAAAAAAATTGACATAAATAATAGTATTAGTTTATAACAAAATGACCTTTGTATATAAGAAGAATACTAATAATGAATTTGTATGTTCTGACTGCTCTTTCACGGCGCACAATCAGTCCACCATGCACTACCATCTACGCAACCACACTGGAATTCTTGAACACACCTGTCCAGACTGTGATATGAAGTTTCTCCAAAAAGGTGTCTTGGATCTTCATATTAAGTCTAAGCATACATCAACAACCAAGAAAGAATTTGCATGCCCCTGTTGTACCTATAGTGATCTACGTAAGGGCAATTGTCTAATCCACTTTGCTCGTATTCATTTGAAGGACCTGACGGATAAGATGAGAATTAAGACACAGGATGGTACAGAATGTTCTGAATGTGAAAAACACTTTAAGAACATTACTAGCTTCTATTATCACCTTGGATCCTGTGTTAAACTACCAATTAACCATACACATTATGAGATGTGGTCTAAGATTCACTAAAGGAAGTCATATTGTGTAGCTAAGATATATAAATGATATCCAAGAGCGCCAAAGGCTGTAAGAAGTAATAGATCATATGCCGGTCTTTGTGTGGTTTTTTTACCGGCTCCAATATAAATTAATAGGGGTCCAATCCATAGAACATGAATTAGATTTATCCAGATATATTGAGAGCCTATGCGACCCCAAGCCTTATAACCCTGATAAAGAACAACCAATATACCAAGAGCTATAAGAGCAGTAAAAACACCATCGGGTAAGTTTCCACGTGTAATACCGACCCAAATAAGAAAGGGTGCGACAAAGATTATATGAAACAAATTGATGAGTATTCTTGTATCCATATCTAGTATATGAATCATATATTTACAGATGGTGCCTGTACACATAATGGATACAAAGATGCAAGGGCATCATATTCAGTTGTTTTTTGGAATGAAATCACGCCTGAAGGCCTTGCCTTTAAAGTCCCTCAAGATGAACCCCAGACAAATCAACGGGCAGAACTTAGAGGTCTTAATCATGCCTTTGAAGAAATTCAACGTCGGAGCATAAGTACACCAACAACAATCTGGACTGACTCAGAGTATGGACGCAATTGCATTCAGACCTGGGGGCCTCAATGGAAGGTGCGTGGATGGAAACGTGCCTCAGGTTCTAAACCCTTAGAACATCTTGATCTTTTAAAACCTATGATTGACTTTTATATGGCGAATCAACATTTTATTATAATTAGACACATTAAGGCACATACAAATAAAAAGGATTTTCCTTATACTGGTAATGCCTTAGCTGATTCACTTGCTACACAATTATTAGTGTCTACGTGTTCCACGACGCTTACGTAATACACGACGTTTACGGGTTCTTCTGCGCCGGCCGCCAGATGGTTTATTTAAAAGGGCAATTAACTTTGATTTAATTGTTGCTGTACCAATAACTCTTCCAACTGAAAGAACCTTTCCGTCTACATTGGCAATACTTCTAGTAAAGGTATTTCTTAGTAGACCATCTTCACCTCTTAATACAGCGTAAATTATAGCGATGTAGGTCGCATCCTTTACATATCCTTCATCAATACCAGTGCCAAAGTTAGGATTTATAATATCCCACACTGTTGTTATTATAGGACCAACTCTATCTAATCCAATTTCATCATTAAAAATTCTACTTATTTCCTGTTTCTTTGTAACAAACCAAGTAAGTGGTTTATCCATATAAGGTCCAAGAAGTTTGTCTAAACCCTTTGACCGAATTAAGCCACTATATGTTTGTAAGGTAGCCATCTCTAATTAGTACGCAGATTATCGGGAGTATTTGTAGTCTGTTATTTCAACGGCAAGTTTTGATTCATAATCATACATATAGGTTCTGGCATTTTCAATAACAACAAACATATAGGACAGATTTTTATTTGGTGACTGATTATAGTTTACAATAAGGCCATAATTACAATTTTTCCATTCCATATAACTAATAATCTGCCAGTAATGTTCTGGTTTAATATCTGAGGTAACAGCCTTGAGTTCAATAATAAGGTCCCACCCCCCTAGCCACTCATTAATAGCTATATCTAGTCGCTCCTGACCAACATAATATCCCTTATAAAGTATTGACACTGTTTCTTCACGGGTATATTTAATATTTAAGGCCTGTAGTTCATGTATAATGGCATTTTGATAAATACTTTCAGAACGCCCCTTTCCAAGCCTAACGCCAACTTCTTTAATAATATTAACTAGTATGCCGAATTTTTCATAGACATCTTCTGGTATATTAAAAACCATTTAATATATTCAAAAGTAAAATAGTTTATCAATTTTTAGCATGCGTCGTGAGTCAGAACCTTAGTTTCTGCGTGTCTTTCTTGAACGTCTAGACTTTCTGTTTTTTCTTCTAGACATGCCCCCTGGATTATATATAGAAGCATTAAAGGCTTCCTGGAATGATGGTACCTTACCAGTATTAACGCCTGTATAAAGATTAGCTAATTTAGCAGGTAAATGGCCAGTTCTACGCACGGCATTATTAAGAGCCTTTGCCGCTGCAAGTCTTTCAGCTGCTGATACAGCCTTAGAACCTCTTAAATGTGGTGGTAAGGCGGCTTGCATTATACTATAGGTGTATATATTAATCAGAAACTTACTTTACAGAGTACACATTTTTAGTGTATAGAATGTAAGGAATCGCATAGGCAAAGAGTGAACCTACAGAGGCTACTATATGTGCTGGCTGTGACTTAAGAAGCATGGCTATACCAGCTGAGGCCACCATCATGACCGCATCACCGGCTATAATCTTAGGACCTCCAGATGAATAATCCTTGAACGTATCAATTACAGAGTTATGGCCACGTGGAACTTGATTTATTATTCCATAATAAAATAAAAGGTCGTGGACAACCTGAACACCTACAAGGGTTCCAACAAACTTATAAGGGCACCACTTACCATCGGCAAATTTCTCCTTTATATATCCTGTATAAATATAACGAGCCACTAAGAATCCTACAAAAATAATACCAACGTCCATTAATACGGCATTAAGTCCAAAGATATCGTACCATTTATTCAAGGTTGCACCAAATAATTCAGGAGAGTAACGAACAAGAAAAATAACAGCTACTTCAACAATAAGAACAGCAACCAAGATATATAATAGATCATAGACCATCTTGTAATTTCCAATATCAGGTAAGGAGGATTCCTTAATTGGACCAATATCAACATCTTCTTCAGCCAGGGATGGCTTTTTCTGCATAGGCACCTGCGCTGGAGGTGCGGTCGCCATTTTCTTCAAGTCTCTAGATTGCGTATCAACTACCTTATCACGGGGTACAAATCCTGGGGGTGCGGCATTGACAGTTTCATATTCCATACTGTCATATGGTGTAAATGGAAGTGAATCAGACATCATCATGTCTATCTATATCAGATAGACAAAGTAAAGTTTGTTCAAGGGCACCTTCAACCCATGCCTGTCTTAAGGACCAACTTTCACCTGTTAACCATACTCTAGGGTGGCTCGCTAAGGGCCGAATAGATTTAAATGAAAGGTCTTCGGGAATATATGAACCAGGTAACCAATAGGTTGCCCCAGTAGACCAATAATGTGACTTGAAAAATACGGGTTCAGATATATCTAAGTCAGGAAAGAGTTTTCTAGTTTCCTTCATAATAACCTTCTGAAGTGCCATATCGCCCCCAGCCTTTTGAATATTGTAAAAGGGCCGTGTATCCTGAGCATCTGTGTAACTAACCATAACTGTTTTCTCACCAACAGGAATTATGTAACGCAAGGGACCGGGTGTAACAATTGGTGGACCAGGTGGAAACCAAGGCTTTTTGAAGACTCCATAAATTCGTAGAAGAGGCTGTGTCTTAAGATGTTTTAGGGTCTCCCAATTACGAAAGACTGGAATTTTTGCAAGTGAGTCACGATCCAAGGCAAGAATAATTCTTTCTGCCTTAATAGTCTGCCCTTCAAAGATACAGGTACCATCCTTTTTTAAATTAATAAGGGTATGATCAGTAAGAATCTTACAACCACGATCTATAAGCTCCTTTTTCATACATGCCACTAATTGACCAAATCCTTCCTTAATTACTCCATAACCACTATGATCAGACATTTCACCATCAAGAAAGGATTTTAAGGCTAAATCAGCACGTAGGGTATTTACTTCGGATAAATAAGGAAAATAAGAGAAAAAATCAATCTCTCCATACACAGCCTTTACAATTGATTCTAGGGTATGATTAGCTAATACAGACTTATGAAGTCTTTTTAAGATATTTAAATACATCTTAGATCTTTCGTCAAAATTATTTATAACAATGGGTGAATTACCATCTTCTTTAAAGCGGGTGTCCTTACTAATAGGAATCCAAGTAAGTCCATAAGTCTTAATAAGTTTCATAGTATTCTTATGACTCTTATGAACACGTCCTGCGCCAGCCTCCCAACGATCATTTCCATGTGTATAAGTGTATGTGCGTCCACCCAAGCCCTTATATTTTTCAGCCAAGCCTACCTTCCAATTGGGGTGTTTTTTTAGAATTTCTCGGGCTGAAAATATGCCACTTATCCCCGCACCGACAATCAAGCAATCATAATCCATCTATCTATTAGGATGGGTTCAATTTGTAGTAGAAGAAAAAAAATCATACCCTTAACAACTAATACAACTAAACCCATACCTCCCCCACATATACGGATCCCTAAGAATAAAATAAACCTTTCACAATCATTTCGTAGAATAAGTTCTAGACGAAATAAAAAAATTAAGAAAAAATTATATACATGTTAGACTGCCCCATTTTCTTTGAGCCAACCTAGTACATCGTCAACAGAAGAAGCAATCTTACGGTCCTTAAAGGTACCATCCTTAATGAGACAAAAACTGGGAATACTACGAAGACCACAATATCCAAGGGTTGTATTATTTTTATCAACATCACACACATACCACACTATGCCAGGAGTTGCTTCAACAATGGCAGGTTTGTCTATACGCTTGCATGGACCACACCATGGAGCAGTAAAGGAAATACATACCCAGGGGGGATAATTATCTAAGATACCCTCCTCAGTGGCTCGTCGTGGCCGTAGCATGGTTTCAAAGGCTTCATGGCTCGGGAGGGGCGTCATTGACATCTTTCTGTGTATTAAGTAAAAATCTATTTAGACCCATTCTATTGGCGGCGATTACTGAACCACCGCCGAGTATAACTACAAAAAGTATAAGTAGCGCTGTTCCTGATAATTCAGTATTAGCACCACCTCCCTTTTGTATAAGTTTATTTACAGCTGCGCTTGCTAGGCCTTCCTGTGTAGGGATTTGCGCCTTTAGTGCGCCCATCTGAGAAGTAAGGGCTGTACCTGTTCCAATAATCTGTGTGGCAGGTTTTATAACACCATCTACAATATCCTTATAAGCACTTGTGGTTGATTCAATGGCAGATGAGGCACCCTTTGCGGCAGTTGTAACTACACCTGCCGCCGCCTTAATCGCATCAACTGCTGTGCCAGCTGCTGCTATAATAGGAACCTTTTCAAGTATAACGCCTGTAAGGCCTCCTGAACCACATTCACCACCACCAGGAACATCAACGGGTCCAAGTGTTGATGGACCTAGGGAGTCCATAAACCAATTTACAGGAAACATACGATAGGTTCCAGTAGTAAATAGTGTCTTTGGCATAAATACAGAACGTCCAAGATTAGCAAAGCCCCAAACAACAGCTAAAAAGAATGGAACTACAAGAAAAAATAAGGTAGTTAGAATAAATTTAACAATCGCAGCATTAGAATCTCCAGCTATATATAAATCAAATCCAAAGGGTAGCATTAATAAGAACATATATGCCATAAATTTTAATGGACTTCTAGCTGTAGGTCCATCAGGATTAGAATCCTTAAACATTCCAGCTCCAATTCCCAATGGACCAACAAAGGGCGCAGAAAGGCCATGTTCCATGACAGAATCTTTTTCACCCATAATCTGTAGGATATCATAAAAATACCAAAGGCCAAGTGTAAATATATTTATAATAAACTTTAAGAATCCACTCAAGGGACTACGAAGCCATACATGATCTAAACCAAAAAAACCAAACACAACTGTCATAAGCATTAAGCTCCAATATGGATACCATGATCCCCCCCAAAATTTACTCTGTGTATAATCAAACATGACGGTCATGCTTCCCTAAACAGAGAAGAGAAGACCGGCATAACCATTTAATACACGTAAAATATTGTAGTTTGTTGCATAGACAAAGGCTGTCATATCACCATTATTACCTCCACCCCCTGGTATTTCGCAAACTCCCGTAGATAGACCAAGTTGAAGTATAAGATTATCAATGCGACTGGCGTTTAAGGTTCCAGAGGGTTGAGATTCTTCGGGTTTCAAGGCAAAACTATAGACGTATATATAACGGTCGGAAGGAATGGCTGTATGTCTTTGGTAGGGTTGTATGAGTCTAAAATAAAGTGGATCACGAGCATTAAAGCGGTCTTGACCATCTAATTGAATATTTGCGGTCATCATTAAATCTGTACGGGTACCTGGTTCACGTAAGCCAAACTCTGCCGCCTTTTCAATTTCATAAAAGCCAAGACTGCTCCAGTTAAAATATTCATGGCGACATTGACTTACATTTCTTTGTAGGACCCAAATAAATTCCTTTATAGGATGATTAAAACTTAGTGGTAGACTTGCGCTCTTAGAACCAGCTGGAATAGCCAAGGGGGGTGTATATTGAACCTGTTCAATAAGATATTCAAGTGTTGAACTAACAAAACGGCGACGTTCAGGAACATCTAAAAAGACATAGTCACCCCACATTTCAATACCAAGATCTGATGATGAACAGCTCTGAACACTGATATTTGTACAGGGTCCACAACCATCGGGTGTATATAGCATCTTTGTATAATACATTTCTTGAACTGAGGCTAGGGTAACATTAATTCTTACAGGATGATACTGCATGGCCAACAGTGGAAGATATAATCCGGGATTCTTATTAAACCAGAAACGTAGTGGAATATATACTGTTAATGGACCCATAATTGGCTCGTCATATACCTTCGGATATTTAGTTGTTGGTGTAACATAATAATCTCCAACTACATCAACATTAATACCAGAAATATCAATATTTAGATTTCCATTCTCACGACTAAAGATATGTTTTGGAAGTGTATGAACACCTCCTGAAAGATCAGGAGCATTATTTGCATAATCAATATGAGGATAACCAGGTTTTTGTTGAATCATTTGACGAAATCCATCAACCTTACTTGCATCGGTAGTTAGTGAGCTCCATATTTCCATCCATTGCCCGGTTTGTTTATCAATCTCCTGTTCACCAATCTGAATACTTATTTCCTTAATTAAGTTATGCCCAGGACTATTAACATAACCTACAGGAACTGGAGCTGCGGCTGCCGGTGTAAATGAGGAGGGTGTTAAATATAATTGTGGCAAGGTCACCTTTAAAAATATTGTACCGAGTAAGTCACCATTTCTTGGCACAAGGCATGAAATTTTTTGACCAAAGTTTGGAGATCCATCAAAATACATCTGCTGACTCTCTACCGCAAAATTCGTGTAGCGTGTATAGACAAATTTAAACCAAGTTGTGCTTGGATTTCCTGTTAAAAAAACATCTTGTTTTCCCTGGGCAACAAGTTGTAATAAACCTCCACCCTGTGTCATCTTACTATCTGATATAGATTCTAATATCTCTAAGTAAACTACAATACTTCCGGGTATTATATTTTACTCTTTCTCCGGATAGTGTAGTAGAAAGGATGAGAGGAAGGGGTAATAAGGCCCGTGTTACAAATAATACCTATAACACGGGTGTAGGGTATATTTCAATACTATCAAAAGATTTTGATATAAAGGGTAATCTTAATGTTACAAGTACATTAAACACAAATAATCTTAATGTTGCAAGTACATTAAATACAAATAATCTTAATGTCACAAGTACACTAATTATAAATAATCTCAATGTCACAAGTACGCTAATTACAAATGATCTTAATGTTACAAGTACGCTAATTACAAATGATCTTAATGTTATAAGTACGCTAATTACAAATAATCTTAATGTTGCAAGTACATTAAACACAAATGATCTCAATGTTGCAAGCACATTAACGGCAAGTTTAGTCACAACTTCTACAATAAATTTAATAGACACAATGTTAACTTCAAATAATGATTTGTATGTTAAGGATTCACTCTTATATTTTAATCAGACCCCAATATCTGTAAATACAGGTATTAAGATTGATCCATATCTCTTAACTGCAAGTACAGTAGCAAATAAAAAGGCTGTCTTATATACATCTTCAAGCGAATTTACAGTTCCTAATGGTGTATCAACCTTAGAAGCACAGGTATGGGGAGCTGGTGGTGGTTATTATGGTTGTGGCGCCTATATTCATGCTAGTTTTCAGGTAACTCCTGGTGATAACCTCACTCTTAGTGTTGGTCCAGGTGGTAAGGCAGCTAATACCGTTTATGGAGCAAATAACATTAATGGATTTGGAACTGGCGGTGATTCAGAACAAGGTTATCTTGGTGGTGGTGCTGGAGGCCTATATTCCGCTATATTAAACTTGGGTACACCAGTAATTATAGCTGGTGGAGGAGGTTCAGCATCCTATAGTACTAATTCAGGTGATATTAGTCATGCCGGTATTGAAATTGGCTATTCGGGAGATGGACCCAATCCTGGAAATGGGGGTACACAAAATGAGGATGAAAATTCAAATGGAATTAATTTTTTAAGTACCTTTATATATAATACACC